AGCACTGGAACAAAATGGGTTTCTCTAGTGGTTCAGTTGCTTTTGAACCTACGAAAAAGACCATGAGAATGGTATACGATTGGGTAAAAGAGAATCATACACGCCGTTATTTTGAATGGTGGGAAGCCAAGAATCCAAAAGGTCTTCCATTGAAACGTGACCACAAAAACCGTACATTAAACTTTGCGTATGGTAAGTTGGATATTCCAAAACAACTTATTCGTACCGAACATCAACGTGGAATTTATTTTTCTCCACTATATAATAACACCAATGAATATCTTCGAAAAGAAATTGGTGATGAACAACTGGTAAAGTCCTTTGACACCAGTGAAGAAACTTTAGCAAATATTTGGAAAACCAAATATGCTAAAGGACGGATATCAATGTTGAAAAAGAAAAATACGGTTTCTTATGAAAACCTTTTCTACGATGACTTGATATTCATGTCTTGGGAAGAAACCAAGGCGAAATATCTGCCGCAAGTTGGTAGATAATCAAGTATACCACAAATATGCTTGACTTTTGTACTATATAATAGTATGATGTGAATACTTGTGAAAACAAGATTTTTTATAACTTTGTCATTAGGAGAATATATTATGACTAAAAAACTTTCTGCAAAAGAAAAAATCCTTAACTATTTGAGCAAAACTGAAGGTTACAACACCTTGTCAGTTGCACAAGCCCGTGCTCGTTTTGGCATTCAAAACGTTTCTGCTCGTGTAGAAGAACTTCGTAAAGAAGGTCATGTTATCTACACAAACATCAAAACTCGTAATGACGGCACTAAAGTTGCCGTATATCGTATGGGTAAACCAACCAAAGCAATGGTTCGTACTGCTATCAATGCAGGTTACAGCTTCGGAGCTTAATCCGTAAAAAGTGAGGGAAGGTCTTGGTCTTCCCTTTTTTTATATTTTTGGAGAGATAATGGAAATTTCAATTAAAAAAGAAGAACTTCAAAAGAAAAGTATATTTGTTGCAACACCAATGTATGGTGGTATGAACCACGGTTTATATGCAAAAGCGTGTTTGGATTTGCAATCTTTATGTATGCAATACAACATCTCAGTTAAATTTTCATTTCTTTTCAATGAATCTTTAATCACAAGAGCAAGAAACTATCTTGTTGATGAATTTTTACATCGTTCAGATTGTACACATTTATTGTTTTTAGATGCTGATATTCATTTTAATCCACAAGACGTTATTGCTCTTTTGGCATTAGATAAAGATGTTATCGGTGGACCTTATCCTAAGAAAGCAATTAAATGGTCATCTGTTAAAAAGGCAGTTATTAAAGACCCTACAATAGAAGAAGGTAATCTAGACAAGATTACTGGTGATTATGTTTTTAATCCTGTAAAAGGAACAGAACGGTTTACTGTAACCGAACCACTTGAAGTTTTAGAAATCGGAACTGGTTTTATGTTAGTTAATCGTAGTGTTTTTCCAAAGTTTGAAAAAGCATATCCACAACTTCGTTATAGACCAGACCATGTAGGTCAAGCACACTTTGATGGATCACGTTACATTCATGCTTACTTTGATACTATCATTGATAGTGTTAACAGTGCGACTGGTGGCGGTACTGACCGTTATTTGTCAGAAGATTATATGTTTTGCCAACTTTGGAGAAAAATTGGTGGAAAAATCTATCTATGTCCATGGATGAGAACAGACCACATTGGTACATATCATTTCAAAGGCGATATGCCTGCTGTTGCTAATTTTGTTGGTGAAATGTAATGACTGATGATGTTGTCAAAACATCACAAACGGCCACCACTGGTGGTCGTAAGTTTGACGGCGACAAATTAGAATATGGTTTGTTGCCTCCATTTGCTCTTGAGGCCACTGTTGATGTATTAACATTTGGTGCTCAAAAGTATGAGAGAGATAATTGGAAAAAAGTACCAGATTCAAAACGTAGGTATTATGATGCACTTCAACGGCATTTATGGGCATGGAAAAAAGGTGAAATATTTGATAATGAATCTGGTAAACATCACCTGGCCCACGCAATGTGTTGCTTGATGTTTTTGTATGAACATGATACAATTAATTTTTATGATGAGGAAAGTAAATGAAGATTTCAAATGATACACTAACAGTTCTCAAGAACTTTGTTGGTATTAACGCAAGCATTGAATTCAAAAAAGGAAACAAACTTGCAACAATTTCGCCAACTAAAACAGTACTGGCAAAAGCCACAATTTCTGATAAATTTCCACAAGATTTTTGTGTTCATGATTTGAATCAATTTTTGTCCGTGCATTCACTGTACAAAGATTGTGATTTGGATTTTGATGAACATCATGTTATCTTTAAGTCTGGAAAAAGAAAAACAAAATATAGAACAACATCTAGGAACGTTATTGTTACTGTTCCGGAAAAAGAGTTGACACTACCTAGTGTTGATGCGACATTTACTTTGACCGCTGAAGATTTGGCTAACATCGTAAAAACTTGTAATGTTCTACAATCACCTAATATTTCAGTTGAGTCTGATGGTGAAAAAATTTCTGTTACATCTTTTGATGCAAACGATGATTCTGCTCACGTTAATTCAACAGAAATATGTGATGGTAATGGAACAATTTTTAAGGCGGTATTTCTGGCAGAAAATTTAAAAATGATGCCAGATTCTTATAGTGTGGAAATTTCATCCAAAGGTTTGGCTTCTTTTAAAAATACAAAAGGAGACTTACAATATTGGATTGCAATTGAAGCTAAACATTCTAAATTTGGAGAATAACATGTTTTGGGTAACAGACGTAGTAAATAAAAATAAAGTTTCAATTAATCCTGATTATATTGTAGCAGTATATTCAATTATTGATGGTGAACATCAAGGCAAAACAGCTATAAATTTACATAATTCTCATGTAGTTGTAGAAGAATCGGATTTAGACATTGTTTCAATGGTTGAAAACAATAAAAAATAATTATGACTAAAGTAAATACATTATTTGGTTCTTTTGATGAAGAACAATTGAAAAAACTTAAAGGTTATGTTGATGAGTTGGTTCTTCATATGCAAAAGAACCAATCAAATAATGAAGCAATGAAAGATATTGTAGATATTGCCAATGATGAGTTAAAGATTCCTAAAAAGATTGTTAAACGTATGGCAAAAACACAATTCAAAAATTCATTTCAAACTGAAGTTGCTGAATCTAAAGAGTTTGAGGCACTATTTGAATCAATGAATGAGATCAAATAAAGCCTGGTAGGACGTGACAAATGCCAGCTTGTCTGGCATTTTTTTATTTTATATATTATGGAGTATTTGAATGAACGAACATATGTTGTGGGTAGAGAAGTATCGCCCGAAGAAAGTTGAAGATTGTATTCTTCCTGAAGCAATCAAAACTACATTTCAGGAATATGTAAACCGTAAAGAGATTCCTAATCTACTTCTTTCTGGTACTGCAGGTGTTGGCAAAACAACTATTGCAAAAGCCTTATGTGAAGAAGTTGGTTGTGATTATATTGTCATTAACGGTTCTGATGAGTCTGGCATTGACACATTCAGAAATAAAATCAAAAACTATGCCTCATCTGTATCCTTGACTGGCGGCCGTAAGGTCATCATCATTGACGAAGCAGATTATCTAAATGCAAATTCAACTCAACCTGCCTTGCGTGGTGCTATCGAGGAGTTTGCTGAGAACTGTTCTTTTATCTTCACCTGTAACTTCAAGAATCGTATTATTGACCCAATACATTCTCGTTGTACTGTTGTTGACTTTAAAATCAATGGCAGTAAACCAAAAATGGCTGCACAATTCTTCAAGCGTGTTGAATGGATTCTTGAACAAGAAAATATCACTTATGATAAACAGGTAGTTGCTGCCGTTATCACCAAGCATTTCCCTGATAATCGCCGTATTTTAAATGAACTACAACGATACTCTGTATCTGGTACAATTGACAAAGGTATTCTTGCATCAGTTTCCGATTTGCAGTTAACTGAACTTATCAAAGGTTTAAAAGATAAAGACTTTGGAACTTGTCGTAAATGGGTCACATCAAACCTAGACAATGATACAACAACTATTTTTAGAAAGTTGTATGACACATTGTATGAATCTTTGGAATCTAATTCTGTTCCACAAATGGTTCTTATTATTGCCAAGTATCAATATCAGGCAGCCTTCGTTGCAGACCATGAGATTAATCTTATTGCCTGTTTGACAGAAATCATGGTTGAGTGTGTGTTCAAATGAGTCCGTTTGATTATGTTGATTTTATTTTTCGCAAGAAGAAGCCAGAAGAAGAACTGGACTTCAAAGATTATGCACCATTTATTGTAAATAGGTCTTTATCCTATCACCTGGATTGTGTTCTCTATGCAAATGATATGAACCTACATCCAGGTATTGACAAAGATATGCAATACCAGTATTTTCTAAATAGTATTAGACCAATGAAACG